ACCGTGCCGATAATGGTTGTTTCCAGCAGGTTCACCTGTTGGCTACTTATTGGGTTCGCCCTTTGATTTATCCAAAGCCATCCAACCCACTGATAAAAGGGTGATTACCGAACCAATGATTTCGGTGAGGGTTGCGGTGTCAAGGATACCTTTGGCGACGAGCGTGCCGCCGATGAAGGTGAGCAAGTGACGAAGCAGAGCGATGACGGCTGATTTCATAAGGGGGAGTTTGGGTTGGTCGGGGTTGCGGCGAAATAGGCCCATGGTTGGAAGTGTGTTTATTTAGGTGATGTTGCAAATTCTTTGTGGTCAGCATGGTATTGTTCTTCCCAACCGCTGAACGAATGCACTCCGCACGGGGCGGGCCATACCACGAATGCGGCAAGGTCTTCGGGGCAGGTGTCGTGGAATAGTATGTCCACCGAAAATTCGGGGCGGGTCTTGATGCAGTTTCCTTCCGAATCGGTAGCGGCGCAGAGGTGTCCGAGCGGCACGGCGAAGTCCAGCGGTTGCAGGTCTTTCAAAGCCTTGTCAGCGGTTCCAGCGTCGGGGAAGGCGAACTTGCGGAAGGTGGCCATCTTAGGGGGTGGTCAGCGTTGCGAGTTCGGCGTTGGTAAGCCTTGTAGTGTAGAGGGCCACGGCACGGATGCGGTCGTTGAACTCGCTACTTGCACTCGCATTACTACCAAGGGTTATTCTATTCAAAGAAGCAGCAAAAGAGAATGTACCATTTGCTGTTAAAGCCGTTGCGCCATTGACGCTCAAAGCGATTTCGCCTGACTTGTATGCAAAAGCGATTTTGACTATTCCAGCAGTAAATGCTGCACTTGATATGTTAAGCGTTCCCGATGTTGTTGGAGCGGTAATTGCGGTTCGTATTTCGTTAGTAGCCAATTTTCGCAAAGAAAGGATATTCGCTGTTGCCCCATCATCTATGCGAATAAGGTATGTTTCTCTCGCCATATTCCGAATATCCACCTCCGCATAAATCGTCCCCTCCGTCTGCCCGATGCAACCGCTGACTGCGCCTGATAGGTTTATCACGTCTGCGTTGCGGGTTATCGAGCCTGTGGTTGTGCGGATGTAGGAGGTGGCTGCGGAGCCTGTTTCGTACTGCGCACCAAAGACATATATGCCCGAAGTTCCATTGCCTGCGTAATCTCCAGTTAGTGCCTCGTTAACGTTAATCCGTATAACTTCATTCGCAGCCGAAGCGGCTTTTGATATAATGCACCGATACCATCCATTCCCAAAGGGCTGAATTGATGACACAATGCCTGCGTCGGTAGAGCCGATTGTTCCACTTGCAAGATTAAATGTCGCCCCAACCGTCCCAATCCTAAGCCTCCCGAAATTATACCCTGCGGCTTTTAGAAAAACCGAAAAAGTATAACTACCCGAAACGGATGCAGTCGTTTGGTCAATCCTATGCTGGTCCGATACTGTGTTGGGGACAATTAAATCAGCGACATTCGTCCCATAAGGGTCAAGCGTTCCTGTTGTGTTTATTACACTTCCACTGTTAAAAGCCAACAACTGCAATGGACTCCAAGTCGTGTTAAATGCCTCACTCTGCAACGCCAAGTTCTGCGCACTCGGCTCCACCAACAACGCAGGGCAGCCACCGCCAAGGGGATAGTCCAACCTCGGAATCCCCGAAGCCACCGACTCAATCAAGCCGTTTGCATTCACACGGGTCGCAGTCGTGTTTCGGGTTACATTGAAGTCCCCCGATGCGCCCAATACCACACCGCCCGAAGTCGTTGCTAAGGGTGTGTATAGTTTGCCTGTCTTAAATCGAGCAGGTACTAAAATCAGCGAAGGTGTCGGCATTGTTAGAAGTTGTAAATAACTGCAAAGCGATTGAAGAGGCACCCATTCACGGCAGCCTCGGCAGCGGTTGCTCCGTCAGCCGTAGCCCTTGCGTTGAACAAGGCCCAAACTCCTGCAGCGACTCCACCTTGCAGCATATTGGTCGGATAGCCGTAGCCGTAGCCTATCAGCATGGTTAGAGGAAGGTGTAACCGATGACGCTACCCACCGATGGAGTGACAGCCGTAATCTTGCCGCCGTTCCTTCCGCTGATAACTATTCCAGCGGACACGGACTTGCCGCTCAACGAGTAAGCGGTCAGCAGGTCTTCCCCTCCCGAACCCGTCAAGGTCGTGAAGGTTGCGGCGGCATTCACCACGATGAAGTCAAATACTTGGCCCGATACAGCAGCGTCCACGAATCGCATGGAACCGCCCTGTCCGAGCATTTGTTGAAGAATAGGAGTAGGCATTTTGTTTGGTTGCTTTAGGGTAAATGTAGGTTAGGTCGGAATTTCACAAACGGAGTGAGAGTACGGGATAGCAAACGATAGAGTAGCCACCCACCCCGCTGTGCGGTCGTCACGGCTCTCTACAAACCTCGTAAGGCTGACGCTGGTACTTAGCGTCCACTCTTGCGTCGGGTCGTTTGTGAGCGAGGATATGAAGTCTTGTGCGATTTGCAGTTGGTCGCTCAAAACCTCGTCCTCGTTATCCTGCCAACCCAGCGTCGGGCTGCCCGAAACCACTCCACCCATCGTGGCAATGGATTCCACTCGGTCAGAAAAATAGACACCCACAGTAAGGTTAAGGCTACCCAAATCCGTACTCGCTGACTGAACATCCGCAAAGACGAGCGGATAGACGATTCGCTCACGGCTTGGGGTTCGCAGGTTTATCGTGTTGTCCGTTCCGATTGCAAGCGGGTCGCCCGTCCCGAAGGAGTTTACTTGCGGGTGGGCATTTGCAAGCGCAAGGAGTGCCTGCTTGATTTTTATCCATGACATAAGCCTGTAATTTCAGAATATTTTTTGAATGCGCTCCCATAGGGTTCAACAGTTGTTGCAGTAAGGGTCATAGGGCCAAGGGCGGTCCAAGCCAGCACCACGGCGGAGGGTGCGAGCATCCAAGGCCATCCCCGTGTTGTAATTGGTTCCGTTGGGGTAGATGGTGTCCAAAGCCGATGGCGGGGAGTTGAAGAGCGGGTAATTCGCCTTCTGCTCCATGAGGTAGCGGGTGATTCGCTCCGAGTACCACTCCGCATCGTTCTTCACTTTGTCCGTCAACCTTGTAATCTCGTCCATGGACATCTGCGAAGATTCCTCGCTGGTACGGCGGACCATTCCCTTGTTCATGTACTTGAACGCCAAGACCATCGGAAGTTCATAGTACAACCATTGCACCATTGCGGGTTGGATGTAGTCCTCCAGCAGGGTGGTGTTCAGAGCAGTCGTTGTGCCGCTCACCACTTGCGTCACCATTTCGTTGTACAGGGCCGAACCGACTATAGGCTGAATCCGCATTTCCTGCACTTTGACGATGGTGGGCCGTATCTGCGTGAACGATACATTCTCGTTTATGACCGAGTTGTCCAGCAGGGTTTGTTCGCTTATGAATAGTGCCTTCATGCTTTTGAAATTTTGTTGCCCTTACGGATGACCAACTGCTGCTCCCACACATGGCGGCATTGGGGGCGGTTCACTCCGCTGGCGGTATGATACCATCCACCACGGCGGTTCCATACGCTATATCCCATGATGTTGGAAATGCCGTTGATGTCGTCCCGTGTGTACACCTTGCCTGCGTCAGCCAAGTCCAGCATCACCTTGCAGAACTCACGGCTGGTCCTCTTGTCCTTGTTGCTGAATCCAGCGGCCCAAGAATATTTATAGCGGACCTCCAGCACGGGTTCGGCCACTTCCTTGATGTTTTTGGGCAGGTTCTCGGATGCGATTTGGTCCACCGCTCTTGCGATAGGGTAGCGGTCTTTGGTAATCAAGTAGGCCACACGCTTGGCGACCTTGGCCTTGCTGACCCCGAACTCCTTGGCCATTTCTTCCACGCTTGCATCCCGATTCTTCTTGCGGTACTTTTCGATTTTCTCGTCGAGTTCTTTTTCTTCCTCCCCCAGTTCAGCAAAGGCTTGACGCACTTGGTCGTCCAAGTCGGTGTCAAACCGCATAGGCTTGGAGTGCATGACCACATACTCGTCTGCGCTGCTCCCAAACTTGCTTGCGACCACCTCCAAGACCTTGAACTCCTCCTCGCCCCATCCGTAGTCCTCGGTGTCTTCTTCTCCCCACATAGGCTCGGAAAACGCCTGCTCCTGCACGCCAAGGAGCGTGTTCACTTCTTCGGGGGTCAAGCCGAAACCAGCGGATAACATGGTGCGGGCCATCTCCAAGGTGATTTTTTCTTGGGCATAGTGACGGACGATTCGCATAAGGTTTTGGTACTCACGGCCAGACAGTTTCTTGATATTGTCGTTGCTTAGTTGTGCAGGCGTTTGCGGAACCTCGTCGGGTTGGGGATTGGGTCCAACCACATCGGCGGGTTGCTTTTCCAACGCAGGAAGGCCCGCTTTCTCACGCAGTTCTTCGGGGGTCATGATTTGCAGCAGGGCTTGCTCACTCAATCGCTCGGTGATGGGTTCCACAGGAATCAGTTCCATGCCCTCCACGCCGTTGAACGACCCCAAGTAGTTCATCATCCGCTCCACCTTCCGCACTCGGTCGTTCACATAGGTCGCCTTGAATAGTTCGTACGCCTCCACCAGTTCCTGCCGTCCTCCCAGTTGGCCCTCGGTCTTAACGCCGAATAGCATGGGGTTCACGACACGGTGCGAAATGAAGATTTCGGACTGGATGGCCTTGTTGAGAATCTCGAACTGCTTGTCCATGTCGCTCGGGGTCAGCGGTTCCAAGGTCGGGGCTTTGCTGACATCGTCGTTGAAGGTCACAACAAAGCGGCCAGCGTTGTCGGTCCCGCTGAACTTGCGTTTAATCTGACGCTCAATGTCGCCCTGTTCTTCGGGTGTCGGGATGCCGTTGTTGAAGTTGATTAAATACCCACCCCAAAAGTTGTTGCGCAGGT